AGATGGGATTGATGTATGGAGACATAGAAATCGGACAACTATAAAGTACTCTGTATTTAAAACCTCGTGGAAATGCTCTCAAATGATAAGTAGGATATATAGAATCTTACTAGGAGAAGAAGATTTACCCACTTCAGAAAGAAGTGTATTTTATAAGAATAAATCATATACAGATAAAGTTTATAATAAAGCTATAGACGATATGATTAAAGATAAAGATAGATAATATGGCATTTAAAATGAAAGGTTCACCTATTAAAACAGGGATGATAAAAGGATCATCATCGCACGCTAGTGCTGTAAAAAGCCATCAAGAAGGAAAAGAAATATGGAAAGGACATTATCCAGACAAAGAGACATATGAAAAAGCTTTAGCAGCAGAGGGAGATTTTACATGGGGAAAAGGAGACGCAAAATCTACTAAAAAAAATATTGAAAATGTAAAAGGTGAAATTAAATTTGATCCAATTACTGGTCAACTTATAAAACCAGATAAAGTAGACGTTGTAGAAATACAAAATGTAAATGGTATTGTTAATAATCCTCAAATTATGACAAGAACAACTAGTTTATCAACTAAAGATACTAGACTTGCTGATGAATATATAAAAATGTATCAAAAATATGATAAAACAAGAGGCAAAGTGTCAGGCCAAGTTAGTGGAAAAATAACAGATAAAAGAGAAAAGAAAACAGGAAAACTTGAAAAATCTCAAAAGAATCTTGAGCAAACAAATAGTGAGATTAAAAATCTTCAAGATAAAATAAATAAACTTGATAAAAACGTAGATCCAAAAATTCGTAAAAATCTTAACAAAGAACTTAACGAAAGAAAAAAAGATCAAAAGTTTTATACAAAACAAGTAAATAGAAGAACTAAAAAATTAGATAAGTTTGAATCTGATGTTGAAGCAGGAGTTAAACCTAAAGGTAAATGGTGGACAGAAAGAAAACTAAAGAGACAAGAGAAAAAGCTTGATCAAAAGAGAAAGTATATAAACATGTCAGACGAAGAAAGATGGGCTCATAGACAGGCGAACATTGAGAATATAGCGGAAATGATTAGACCTGGTAGAGGACCAATGACAAATAGATACGAAGTTTTAAGACGTAAAAACGCAGAATTTAGACAAAATTTAGAAAATAACAAGTTGAATACTTATCCAAATTTTAATACTACTGATCAAAATATAAAAATTACTAATAGAAGTTTTACTGATAATGAAACAGCGTATAATAATTTTTTAATAGCAAATAATGCAACTGGAGATCAAGGTGGTTATCACGATTGGTTAAGATGGTCAAAAGAAACTCAACAATACGGTACTGGCGCTGGTACTGGTACTTATGAAGATTATAATAAATGGCGTGAAGCACAAGAAACAAAAACAGAATAAATTATGGCGTTTAAATTAGGACAAAGATCAGAATTTTCTAAAACAATGAATTTGAGTGCTAAATTCAACAAAGATACAGATGCTTCAGTACCTGGAACACCTGTTATTAGAAAGAAACTTGCAAAAGGTATTATGGGTGAGGCTAACGCTGATGGTAGTATATTTATTAGTGATAAAATAGAGCCTGGTAGTCAAGAAGAAAGAGCAGTGCTTCAGCATGAAATGAAACATATAGTTGATATGAAAACTGGTAAACTATCTTACACTGACAATAGTATAACTTGGATGGGAGAAACGTACGAAAGAAAAAATGGAATGATTAATTATAACGGAAGGTGGTTTGAAGAAGGTGATAAAAACTTTCCTTGGGAACAACATTAAAAAAAAAATTATGGGATATGGAATGAAAAGGGGCGCAGCTCCAAAATTTAAAGAACTAGGAAGTTCACCTGCAAAAGATGTAGATATGGAAAAGTTAAGATCTAAACAAGCAAGAATGAGAAAAGGTATATCTGAGTTTCAATACTTTTCTGATCCTAATACACAAGGAGACGAACCGGGAGTTGAAGGTACATATGGAGGTGGTACACAAACTACTGATTTTTCTGGTAAAAAAAAGGGAAAAGGTAAAACCCAAGAAGAAAGAGCAAAAAGTTTAAAAAACACATAAAAAATAATGTTAAGTAAAATATTATCAGCGGGAGCTGGAGAGTTAGTAAAAAATGTAGGTGGAGTTATAGATAATCTACATACATCTAAAGAAGAAAAATTAGCAGCTGAGCAAAAAATAAAAGAATTAGTATCCAACTACGAAGTAGAAATGGAGAAACAAATAACTGAGAGATGGAAGATGGATATGTCTAGTGATTCTTGGTTAAGCAAAAATATTCGTCCATTAGTATTAGTATTTTTAGTGGTAGCAACAGTATTATTGATATTTATCGATGCTGGAGCTATTTCATTTACAGTACAAGACAAATGGACTGATCTATTACAATTAGTATTAATAACCGTGATCGGTGCCTACTTTGGTGGTAGATCACTAGAAAAAGTAAAAAAATAAAAATTATGGGAAAATATTTTAGTGTAACAGTAAAACCTACAATAGATGTAGCTGCATTAGCAGCTGGTAATATCACAGATGCTGAAGTTTTATTCGATTGGATGGCTTTTGATGTACCTAAAGGAGCTGCAAGATTAATAGGGATAACAGCTTTATACACGGGAAAAAACGGAGTTGATTATACTCCAACTGATTTTGAACTTTTCTGGGCAAAATCTCATTTAGGTGTAGCGCCAGGAACTCTTGGAGATGACGGAGCTGCGGTAGATACATTTGGATGGTTTAACAATATTATAGGTAAATCGTATTTTGACGCTAGCAATACTAGAAACGACGGGGATTTAATAACTGGTAATGTGTTATCGGTAGGAAATCCTGGTGGTGGTGGCGCAGCAGCTCAACATTCTGTTAATTTAGCAGCTGCTAATGGATTAGTTCTTCAAGGAGAGCCAGACAGTGGAACCAATGTTGGTTATGACAAACTATATGTAGCTGCTATAGCTAAAGATACTCATAATTGGGGAGCTTCAACAATGACAGTTGATGGTACTATGTCAACATCTAGTCCTACTTTAACTGTGGCTGATCTGGATGCAATAATAGCGTGTGGACCTGGTGATGTTTTAAGAGACGAAGATGGATTGCTTTTCGGAACAGTTAAAACAGTTGATTCAGCAACGTCAATAACACTTGAAAGTAATTTAGCGGCTACAAGTACAAATGACAAGATAGTATACAACACAACACCAATAACACTTATACTATCATTTGAAAGATAACAAACAATAATAACAATTAAATTAAATAAAAATGGCAAAAAACACAAGTAAAAAAATTAAAGAATTAAAAGGTATTAAACCTGAAAAGGTAACTGACGAACAGTTGACAAAAATTCAAAGTCTTGTTGATAGAATAAATCAAACACATATGAATATAGGTCAATTAGAAGCCAGAAAACATCAAGCTTTGCATTTCATCGCTGGGGCTAATGATGAATTAAATTTACTACAAAACGAATTAAATGAAGAATACGGTACTAATGATATTAATATTCAAGATGGTACTATAAATTACCCACCGGAAAATGGCGAAGCTGATAAGAAAGATTAGTGTAGGTAAAGATTATAAAAACGATGCAATGCACTATGCTGTTGGTCAAGAAGTATATGGGGGTCATACTATTTGTGATATTATAGAAGAAGATGATAAATATTCTGTTTATATTAAAAAAAATAAAGATGTATTACCTTGGAAAGACTTTAACAAAAATATGGCAGTATCTGTAGAATATAATCTAGAATACTAATGAAAAGTGTATACAACTTTGTTGTATCACCAAAAGGAGAAAGATATAATAATAGAAAAAAAGTTGGAGATAAAGAACTTATTTTAAATACAGATATTTATCATCATGAATATGTAAACAAAGAAGCTATTGTTATATCAACTCCAATTGTTGGTGAAACAAATATTAAAGCTGGCGATACCGTTATAGTGCATCATAATGTTTTTCGTAGATGGAATAATGTAAAAGGTATAGAAAAAAATAGTAGAAGTTATTTCAATGAATCTACATATATGATAGCACCTGATCAAATCTTTTTATATAAAAGAAATGAAAAATGGATATGTCCAGATGGTTATTGTTTTATAAAACCTTTAAAAGCTATAGATAAATTTAATACTAATGCTGAAAGATCAGTTCAAGGTATTGTTAAGTATTCAGATGGCACTGTAAGCGTTGGTGATCTTATAGGTTATAGACCTAAAACAGAGTGTGAGTTTATAGTAGATGGGGAAAGACTATATAGAGTTTTATCAAATTTAATTACAATCAAATATGAATATCAAGGAGACGAAGAAGAATATAATCCAAGCTGGTCGCAAAGCAGTCAATGAATTAATTAAAGTTGCTGAAGAAAAGATTATTACTAACACAGAAGATGATGTATCAGCAGATAGATTAAAAAACGCGGCAGCTACTAAAAAACTAGCTATATTTGACGCATTTGAAATACTTAACAGAATCCAAGAAGAAGAAAGCCTGCTTGAGGGAAAAGCACCTGAAGAGAGAAAGGAAAAAGTCTTTAAAGGATTCGCAGAAGGCAGATCTAAGTAATGTACGAGCAAAGTTTAGTTAAAATAATAGAACCTATAAAGAAGACTACAATTAGTCGACTTAATAAAGGTAAAAAGTGGAAATATGGATATAACAAAGAACATGATGTTATTGTTATATCTAAAACAGGTAAAATAGGAGAAATATATGAAATACAAAATCTTAAAATTGCTTTACCATCTGTGCCCGTGCAAGTACATGGATTGCAAAAAAATAAGTGGGAAAAACTAGATACACCAAAAGAATTATCACGTCTTAAAAATATATTTGATTGGAGAAATTATCCAGAAGAAAATAAAGAACAGTGGTATGATTATATAGACGAGGAATTTAAAAGAAGAGATGAGGGTTTTTGGTTTACTAATAATGGAAAACCAACTTATCTGACAGGTACACATTATATGTATCTACAATGGAGTAAGATTGATGTTGGCGCTCCAGATTTTAGAGAGGCAAATAGAATATTTTATATATTTTGGGAAGCCTGTAAAGCAGATAAAAGATGTTATGGTATGTGTTACCTAAAGAACAGACGTTCAGGCTTTTCGTTTATGTCATCTGCAGAAACAGTTAATTTAGCCACTCTTGCAAGTGATAGTAGATATGGGATACTTTCTAAAACAGGTGCTGATGCTAAAAAAATGTTTACAGACAAGGTAGTGCCAATTAGTATAAACTACCCATTTTTCTTTAAACCAATACAAGACGGTATGGACCGTCCTAAAACAGAGTTAGCATATAGAGTTCCTGCAAGTAAGTTTACAAGAAAGAAAATAACAGCTAACGAACAATTAGAAGATTTAGAAGGATTAGATACAACTATAGATTGGAAGAATACTGGTGATAATAGTTATGATGGTGAAAAACTTAATTTACTAGTACATGACGAAAGTGGTAAGTGGGAAAGACCCGATAATATATTAAATAACTGGCGAGTAACCAAAACATGTTTACGATTAGGTAGTAGAATTGTTGGTAAGTGTATGATGGGCTCGACTTCAAACGCATTAGATAAAGGTGGGGACAATTTTAAAAAATTATACAACGCATCAGACGTCACAAAAAGAAATCGTAATGGACAAACAAAATCTGGTTTATATTCTCTTTTTATCCCAATGGAGTGGAACTACGAAGGATTTATTGATGAGTACGGGTATCCAGTCTTTGATAATCCAGACGATGATGTTGTCGGACCAGACGGTGAATTAATAGATATTGGAATAATAGAACATTGGCAAAATGAGGCTGATGGTTTAAAAGGTGATCACGATGCTTTAAATGAGTTTTATAGACAGTTTCCTAAAACTACAGAGCACGCGTTTAGGGATGAGGCAAAAGGAAGTATATTTAATCTAGTTAAAATATACGAACAGATAGATCACAATGAGGAAATGGTTAGAACACTAGGTGTTTCTACTGGTAATTTTCAATGGGTAGGAGGAATAAAAGATTCTAAAGTTATATTTTATCCAGATTTAAAAGGAAGATTTAAAATAAGTTGGACACCACCAACTCACTTACAAAACAAAATGTATTTGAAAAATGGTATAAAATATCCTGGTAACGAACATATGGGTGCTTTTGGTTGTGACTCTTATGATATATCAGGAACTGTAGATGGCGAAGGTTCAAAAGGAGCTTTACATGGTTTAACTAAATTTAGCATGGAAGATGCGCCTGCTAATCAATTTTTTTTAGAATATTTATCTAGACCACCTACAGCAGAAATGTTTTTTGAAGATATGTTAATGGCAATTGTGTTTTATGGAATGCCTATACTTGCGGAAAATAATAAACCAAGGCTTTTGTATTATCTTAGAAGAAGAGGTTATAGAGGCTACAGTATGAACCGTCCTGATAAAGTTTGGAATAAATTATCAGTAGCAGAAAAAGAAGTAGGTGGTATACCAAACTCAAGTGAAGACATTAAACAGGCTCACGCCGCGGCTATTGAAATGTATATACAAGATCATGTAGGCATAAAGCAAGATGGAACTTTTGGTAGCATGTATTTTAATAAAACATTAAACGATTGG